ACGGGGAGATTTGGATCTGTTATGGTCCCTCGTTTCCGAAATGGGAAATATGTGTATGATGAGCAGCCTTGGAAAGTGACAGTGTCTTTAAAATCTCCGGATATCAAAGAACAAGACAAACACATTCTCACTTACACTGAAATGGAGAGAAAGGTGATTATGGAGTATTTCAAGAAGAAAGGATATGTTCTTGGGAAATCTGAGTATAAATCTGTTGATAAGAATTACAAATTAAAAGAAGGGGAGCGGTGGTTTGGTAAAGAAGAAGCAGATTCCGAGCGATATCTGTACGGGGTAGATTTCAAAGAGGGTTATGTCAAAGATGGGTGGGCAAAGGACCGTATTGTTGAGACCGTTATTGAATTAGGGGTTTGTAATGATTATAAGCTGAGAGATGAATTGAATATAATTTATTATCTTGATTTGCAGGAATCATTACCAAAGTATCCATGGGCTTTCAAGCGGCATGAGATCCCAAAAACATTTGGGTTGAGGAGATAGAAAAGTTGGAGATCTATTTTGCTTCCGGATTCACGGTCAGTAATGTAAAGGGAAGAGAAAAGAAATTGTATTATAAATTTAAAAAGTGGAACAGGTTAGTTAGTTTTTATTTTCTTGAGGGGGGGTGTAATCAAATATTGGATTTAATTAAAAAAGAAAAGAAAAGAAAATCAAAAAAAGGTGGAAAGAGATGATCGTGTATTTGGCAACTTGGTTAGAGGACAATCAAGAAGAATCATTATCTAAAATTGGTAGTAAACATAGATTGATGTCCTACTATTTTTTGAGAGTGAGCAAGGATCCTTTATTGTTGGAGAAGTATACCAGTTCAGGAAAAGTAAAAGGAGAGGAAAGAAAAAATGAAAGTTAAACGAGAGGAACTATTAAAAATTTTGGCTGCGGTAAAACCGGGGTTGGCAAAGAAAGAATTGGTAGAACAGGCTACCCATTTTATTTTTGCCGGGAAGAATATCATAACTTATAATGATAGAATTTGCATTAGTCATCCATTTAAAACAGATTTCTCTTGCTCAGTTAAAGCTGACGATTTTTATAAATTGTTGGTGAAAATGGAAGCAGATGAAGTGGAATTAGTTTATGACAAAGACGTCCTTCTCATCAAATCTGGAAAAGTCAAATCAGGAATGGCAGCTTCTAAGGACACGAAGGTTCTTGATCTGGTCGATCTTCTTGAATTGGATAAACAGAAATGGCTCCCCATTCCCGAAGGGTTTACTGAGGGGATTTATCTTTGTATGTTTTCTATCTCGAAAGATGTGTCCCAAGGATTTTTATCGTGCTTAGGAGTTCAAGGGGATATGATTATGTCATCAGATGATGTGAGAATTTCTTCATATAAAATGAAATCCAAGATTAAAAAGAATTTTCTTATTCCTCTAACTTCGGTAATTGAGTTGATAAAATTCAAACCTATAAAATACTCGGTATCAGATGCTTGGGTATATTTCAAAACAGAGGATGATGTATGCTTTAGTTCCAGAAATGTGGAAGGGGAATTTCCCGATTTACAGGAGTATTTTAAAACTGAAGGGTTGGAATTAAAACTTCCAAAGGAATTGAGATCTGCTATTGACCTTACGATGATCATGGCAGAAGGGGAAGTAGACTTGTCAAAAAAGATATCAGTTTCAATTGGTCCTGACGGCATAATTTGTAGGGGGGAAAAAGAAACAGGATGGGTCGAGAAAGAAGTGGAGTTTAAATACAAAGGAAAGAAAATTACTTTCTTTATTAATCCTCAGTTTTTTGGACAGGTTCTTTCAAAAAGTACAGTGATGACCCTCGGGGAAGGAAAGGCACTATTCGAGTCAGATCAATTCAAACACATTATGAGTTTGCCCGTATGATAATTTATTTCGCAGGAAATACCTTATTGAGAGAGAGAGAAATGTTTTTATTAGAAAAATATTGTTCAAGACTTTATTCTTTCTACTCCCATAAAGAAGATGGAATGGCTTCTCAAGATTTTATTTTATTTAAGGAATGGTCAAATGAAAATATATCTAGCAGGACATGTCGTTTCCGAGCAACAAGAAAAAGTTCTAATTAAAGCAGGCAATAGATTGTTCTCATATATATATATACGACCGCTGAGTTCATTTGCTTGGTCTTTTGATTTATTTAAGTCAGAAATTGAGAAGAGGAAAAAATGAAAGGTTTTTTTACAAAAAAGGACTATTTTGCTCCTAGAACAAAAGAAAAGATAGAGGAAGTAAAAGACCCATGTGAGTCTTGTGGTCTTTATAAAGGATGCAAGCATCCAAAAATGAAATATACGGGGAAAGGGCAAAAGGAAATACTCATCATTGCCGAAGCGCCTGGGAAGACAGAAGACGAGAAAGGTATTCAATTAATAGGAGAAGCAGGACAGATACTTAGAAATGCATTGAAGGATATCGGTTATGATTTAGACCATGATTTCTGGAAAACCAATTCTGTGATTTGTCGTCCTCCTGATAATAGAAAACCAACACGAAAGGAATTAAAACTCTGTTACAGTAATTTGGAAAATACTATTAAGGAACTTAATCCCAAGTTTATATGGTTGATGGGGAGTTCGGCGATCACCTCTTTCTACTCTCATAGATTTTCTGAGTCAGCAGTCAATGTATGGAGAAGAAGATTGATACCTGATTTTGATAGAAATTGTTTTGTAATCCCTATGTACCACCCCTCTTACATTTTGCGTAATAAGGATGAAAAACTAGATATTATTTTTCAAAGAGATATAAAATGGGCTTTATCTTGTTTGAGTAAAAAGATGCCTTCTCAAATAGATTTGTCCGTTAATGTTTTGGATGGTCGGCAAGAAATAGAAGATTTTTTGGAATGTGTATTGGAGGACAAAAAACCTATTGTGTTCGATTATGAAACATCAGCTCTTAATTCTCACCTGCTGGACCCAAAGATATGGTCAATCGGGATTAATAATGTTTCTTTTGGCTTAGATCATCCTGAAGTAAAGTATGAAATTTCTGGTATTGAGAAGTTATGGAAAAAGATATTGCAGAATAAAGATATTTTAAAAATAAACCAGAATATCAAGTTTGAGCATTTATGGGGTTTAGCAAGATTTGATACAGAGACTGAAGGATGGGTTCATGATACAATGGTTACCCAACATATTTTGGAATATCGTTCTACATCAATTGGATTAAAATTTCAGTCTTTTGTGAGATGGGGGGTCCCTGATTATGAGAAGGAAATGAAAAAGTATATTTTGGAAGGTCAACAAAAAAATAAATTGAATGAAATGCCTCTTAAAAACTTATGCAGATACAATGCAATTGATACTTTGGTCACCAGAAAATTGTATGAGGAGCAAGTAATGGAACTTGCGAAGGATGAGGATTTGACAAAGGCAAATAATTTATTTCTAAAAGGCACTCTTGCATTTTGTGATATTGAGAGTCAGGGGATTTGTATTAATGAATCTTGGTATAATACAAGAGATAAAGAACTACAAAAGCTCATAGATAAAATTGAATTGGATTTAATGGAAGGGAAAGAAGGAAAGCTTTTTAAAAATGCTACTGGGAGAGATTTAAATATTAAATCTGTTAAAGACTTAAAAATTCTATTCTTTGATATTCTTAAAATTAAATCAGATAAAAAAACAAGTAGTGGGGGAATGTCGGTAGATGTCGAAGCATTATCCAATATACATATTCCTTTCATAGATGATTTACTGAGATATAGAAGACTTAAAAAAATAAAAGATACTTATCTTGCTCAATTTATCAGAGAAGGAGTTAATGGAAAAATTTATCCTAATTTCCATTTACATACTGTAGATACCTACAGAAGTTCCTCAAGTAATCCTAATTTTCAAAATATTCCTGTCAGAGATGAAGAAGCAAAAAAAGAAACTCGAATGGGAATTATTCCAACTCAAGGAAACAAAATATTGGAAATTGATTATGGTAGTATGGAAGTCCGTATCTGTGCTTGTTATACAAAAGACCCAGCATTAATCAAGTATATAAATGATCCTACAACGGATATGCATTATGATGTTGGAAAAGAAATCTGGATTGCTTCTGATAAAGAGATGACAAAAATGATGAGATTCCATGCTAAGAATGGTTTCGTATTTCCTCAAATATATGGATCATACTTTGTCTCTTGTGCTCAAAATTTATGGGAAGAAGCTAAGTCATTGGAGACATCAGCTGGAGTTCCATTGATTAAACATTTGTCATCAAAGAAGATAGAAGATCTCGAAGATTTTACAGAGCATATTCGAGTGGTGGAAGTAAGATTTTGGAAGAGGTTTCCATTGATAAAAAAATGGAAAGAAGAAAATGAATCTCTTTATAAAAAGAGAGGATATATTCAGTTTCTGTTTGGGCACAGGCGCTCGGGATTCTTATCAAGAAACCAGCTCTCTAATTATCCAGTTCAAGGGGCAGCATTTCATTGTCTGCTTTGGTCGTTGATTAGGTTAAATGATATTCGAAAGAAAGAAAACTGGAAAACAAAAATCATTGGTCAGATTCATGACAGTATTCTTTTTGATTTACATCCTTCGGAACAGGATCGGGTAATAAGAATGGCGAATTGGGTAATGACGAAGGCTATTAGAAAGGAGTTTCCATTTATAATAGTTCCTTTGGAGACAGAGGTGGAATTAACTAAAGTAAATTGTAGTTGGTATAGTAAAGAAAAACTTAGATAGAAAGGAGACATAATGGAACGAGATAAGAGTTTACCATTACATTTGAAGTATCGTCCACAATCCTTTGAAGAATTTGTGGGAGCAGAGTCTGTGGTGGAGTCTTTAATGACCGTATTGGGGAGAGAGAATGGGGAAGTCAGAACTTTTTTATTTGTTGGGAGTTCCGGATGCGGGAAGACTACTTCGGCAAGAATAGTCAAGTCATCATTAAACTGTTCTGATATGGACTTCTTTGAGTACAATTCTGCAAACACGCGAGGTATTGATACTATTAGAGAAATAACTGAGAATAGTAAATACGCTCCAATGAAAGGAAAAGTAAAAATATATTTGATTGACGAGTGCCATAAAATGACGAATGATGCTCAAAACGCCCTTTTGAAGCTTCTGGAAGACACCCCCAAGCACGTTCGATTGATTCTATGTACCACAGATCCGGAGAAACTTATAAAAACTATCAAAACCAGATGCATGATTTTTATGTTCCCACTTCTCAAGAGGTCTCAGATTTTAAAATTATTGAAGAGAGTTTGTAAAGAAGAGGATGTGGATGTTTCTGATTCTCTTTTAAATCTGATAACGGATTATAGTGATGGTTGTCCGAGACAAGCATTGGTAATGTTAGACCAAGTTATAGATATGGATGAGAAAGATGCAACAGGGGTTCTACTTAATACTTCTGTGGAAGAGAAAACGGTTTTAGATTTGTGTCAATTATTACTGAGAAACTCAAAGTGGGAATCGATTGCTAAAATTCTAAAGTCTCTTGAAGATGACCCTGAGAAAATAAGATTGTCAATCCTAAAGTATATGGAAAAAGTTTTATTGTCCAAGTATGACCAAAGAGTTGTGGAGATAATGGATATGTTCTCCGAACCTTTTTATACTGGCGGGAAGAGCTTACTTGTTAAATATTGTGCAATGGCAAATGGACTAAAATAATTTTATAAGTTTTTCAAAATTAATATATAATAATATTGTAAAGGAGAAAATATGAGCAAGGAAGACTTCAAAGAAGAAATTAACAGAGATTTTAAAACAGAGATATTCATCAACAAGAATGAGCTGGATGAAGAACTGGTTAAGCAGCCTCAGTTATATTGCTATTGGGCTGAGCAAGAGGCTGCTGCTTTATATGAAAGAGATAAGAATAAGGAAAAGCTTGATTTGGTAAAGGCGGAGCTGGATGGAGAGATAAGGAAAAATCCAAACAAGTATGGTATTGAAAAAATAACTGAGTCTGCAATTTCAAATGCAATCATCCAGAATTCTAAATATAAGGAGGCGAATGATTTTTATCTGCAGTCAGTACAAGATGCAAGAATTTTGGGAGTGGCAAAAATATCTTTTGATATGAGGAATAATTCTTTAAAGGGACTAGTATCTTTGTTCGTTTCTGGCTACTGGGCATCAAATCCTAAAGAAAGTTCTATGACTAAAGATCTTAAAGAAGAGGCCGTGAGAAAAGAGCATTATGAGTCTCTTAAAGAAGGAATTAGGAAGAGAAGGGGTTAGTATGAGTCCTTTTACAATAGTGTTATTAGTATTGGTTGGGTTTATTGTATTGTATATTATGTTCCGGTTGGTGAGCAAAGCAATACTGAGATCCTATTACGAAGAAAAAACAAGACAACAAAATTTAGAAAAAGGAGAAAATTATTATGGCAAGAAAGTATGACATGAAGAAGTGGGGAGAGGGTTTAAAAAAGAGGACGGAAGAAAGCAACGAGAGAAAAGAAGGAGATACCTTTTTAAAGTTCTTTAGAGACGACATGGAAATTCCGTTTGTGAAGTTTGGTGCTACCAAAGATGAACCTCATATCATTGACATCATTCCTTTTGAGGCTGGGGATAATATGCCAAAGCCTATGCGTGTTCCAGAAGGGGAACCGGCATATTACCTGGATATTTTTGTTCATCAAAATGTTGGTGCAGGAAATGCTCACATTGTTTGTCCTCAGAAAAATTACAACAAGCCTTGCCCGATTTGTGAATATATAAATAAAATGGTTAAAGAAAAAGGCTGGGAGTATGACGATTACAAGGACATCGCTCCTAAGAGAAGAAGCGTTTACAATGTGGTGAATGTCACCAATGCCAAAGAGGAAAAGAAAGGAGTTCAGGTTTGGGAGACTTCCCATAAATACGGTGAGAAAGCCATTCAGTCTGCTGCTACCCGTCCCCGTGGAGGCGGAGTAATCCCCTTTGCGGATCCTCGCAAAGATGTTGGGCAAAGCATTTCTTTTAATGTAGACTCTGATGAATATAAAACAGTTTCTGGGCATAAACTAGAACCAAGAGATTATGATATTGATGAAAAATATCTTGATGATGCTTTTCAGCTTGATCAGATAATTGTTGTTTTTGACTATGACAAGATAAAAGAAATTTTTGATTCTGCTTCAGAGGAAGAATCAGAATCCAAAGGGAAAGAAGAATCAAGAACATCTGATAACGAAGAGAGTCCGAGAGGCAGAGATAGGGGTAAAGTAGAAAAAGATATTCCAAGAAATGATCCCCCTGAAGACGAATGCCCGGAAGGATTAAATTTTGGGGAAGACATAGACAGCAGTGATGCTTGTGCTGATTGCAAGAATTATGATGCTTGTGCTGATAAAGAGAAAGAAATAAAAGAACAGAAACGTAAAGATAGAGAAGGAAGAGGGAGAGGGAGAAGATAATAAAAAATATCTTTGTCTTGATGGGGTGATGGTGAAAACAGAAGCAGGAAAAGTTGATTGGAGCAAATTACATAAAAGTCCTTTTCCTGCTTCTTCAGTTTATAAGACCTATGATGGTTGGAAAGTATTAGGATATAATGTTATGAGTGGAGAGATTGCTCATAAGTGGAATAAAAAAGGAAAACCTCTATTTAATGAAGAACAAGTAGAGCCAATGTGGTATGGCTTTGACCTTGATGATTGCATTGGACTTGGTGATTATTGGTTTTGGAAGGATTGATTATGGAAATAAGAAGAAGAACGACAAGCAACATTGCAAAGAATATAAAAGAGTCTATAAATGACCCAGTCACCTCTGTTTATAAAACAAAGGTTGAATTTTTAGATAGCGGATCAGCTGTATTAAATCTGGTTTTATCAGGGAAAGAAAAAACTGGAGGATGGGCAAGAGGGAGAGTAGTAAACATAATTGGAGACGGTTCCAGCGGAAAAACTCTTCTTGCTCTTGAAGCAGCAGCAAATTGTTATTACAAATTGAATAAAGATCCTGAAACATTCTCAAAAGTAAAAAAGATATACATCGTTTATGATAATGTTGAGGGTGTAATGGATTTCCCTATTGAAGAAATGTATGGTGAAGAATTTTATAATGCTGTCGAGTGGATTCAAATACCTACGGTCCAAGCATTCGGGAGAGATTATACAAGAAGAGTGAAAGCATTAAAAGAAGGAGAGTTTCTTTTGTATATTGTTGATTCACTTGATGCTATGGCTTCAGAGGAGGAGCTTGATACATTTATTGATGCTGCAGATAAAGACAGTCCAGAGAAAGGCTCTTATGGAATGACCAAACAAAAATATTCTGGTAAGTTCTTTGGCAATCTTTGCAGTATAGGACAAGGAAAAGATACCACATTGATTATTATCTCTCAAGTTCGAGAAAATATAAATGTTATGTTTGGAGAGAAATACAGAAGAAGTGGTGGCAAGGCATTAGATTTTTATACTCATCAGTGCTGCTGGCTGGCGGTGAAGAAGAAGCTGGAAAAAACTTATAAAGGTGAGACTCGTCCGTATGGAATATTGGTTAAAGCAAAACTGAAAAGAAGCAAAGTTGGAAAAGCTTTTCGTGAATCAGAATTTGTAATATTATTTGATTATGGTGTTGATGATATTCTTTCTTCAATAATATATCTTTATGGAGAAAAAGAGAAGAATATTGTATTCGATGGGAAGGAGTTTTCTAATCGAGAAAAGCTGGTTGAGTATATTACAGAGAATAAATTAAAAGACCAACTAACACGAATGGTGGGAGAGAAATGGCATTCTGTTGAAGAAAATATTAAAGCGAAAAGAGAGAAGAAATTTAATTAGTGTTTTTATCAGGAGAGAAAATGAATAAACTAACAAACGATATAACATTAATTCCTCCTAAATGCGCTTGTGGATGCGGTAATTTTGTTTCTAGAAGTAAATTGTCTCCTTATGATTGGAATAAATATTATAAATCAGAACATGCAAGAATAGGGAAACATATTTCTGAAGATCACAAAAAGAAGATTTCATTGGCTAATAAAGGAAAAAAGCAATCAGAAGAGCATATAAATAAATTATCTGCTTCCAGAAAAGGTAGAAAATTATCAGAAGAGCATAAAACAAAAATTCGTTTGTCTATGTTAGGTAAAAATAGAAGACCTTGCTCCGAAGAGAAAAAGAAACTGATAAGCCAGAACCATTCTCATATTTCTCCTTGGTTAAATGGAATGCCTGAGGAAATTAAAAAAAGAATTTCTTTGGCTAATACTGGGCGAATACGCACTAGTGAAACTAGAAAATTAATGTCAGAGAAACGATCTTCATTTTTTAGAAAGTATCCAGAACATAAGGAAAGGTTACGTGAAATAGGGTTAGAATTATGGAAAAATCCAGAGCACGTTAATAAAATAATGGTTGGTCGTTCCATTAGACCTAATAAACCAGAAACTGTTATTTTAAATATTCTTACTGATCTTTATCCAAACGAATGGAAATATACTGGTGATTTTTCATTTATGATTAATGGTAAAAATCCAGATTTCACTAATATAAATGGGCAAAAGAAACTTATTGAGTTATTTGGTGATTATTGGCATAAAGGAGAAAATCCACAAGACAGAATAAATATATTTAAAAAATTTGGTTATGATACTCTCGTTATTTGGGAATCTGAATTAAAAAATATCGAAAAGGTAAAAAGAAAAATCCAAAAGTTTGGAGACAAAAGATATGAAAAATGATTTGCTAGTGATTGTGGATGCTCCATATTTATGTTATGTTCATAAATTTGCTTTATCAAGTGGATTGTCTTATCGGGGAAGCAGAACAGAAATAATATTTGGTTTTATAAAAACAATATTGGATTTGGCGAGAAGATTTGAAACAAATAAGTTTATTTTCTGCTGGGACAGTAAAGAGTCTTTGAGAAAAAAATTATATCCAGAATACAAATCAAATAGGCATAATAATTTAACAGAAGAGGAAAAAGAAAATAATGTTATAGCTTATGCCCAGTTTGATAAAATTAAAACAACGCTACCTGAAATGGGATTTCGTAATGTATTTGAGGAAAAAGGTTATGAATCAGATGATATCATAGCATCTTTGGTGGTTGGAGGAAAATTAGGAAGGACTGTGGTAATATCAAGTGATAAAGACCTTTATCAGTTATTGGAATGGTGTTCTCTTTGTAACTACAGAGGTGCAGCTTATTCAAAGGAAATGTTTACTAGAGAATATGGTATTGAGCCTTGTAGATGGAAAGATGTGAAAGCGATAGCAGGGTGTTCGACAGATAATGTTAAAGGAGTTGACAGGGTTGGAGAAAAAACAGCCATAAGATATCTGAAAGGGGAAATGAAAAAGTATAATCAAACATTTAAGAAGATACATTTTTTCGACTCAGATTTTACTAGAAGACTGACAACTTTGCCTTTTGAAGGATGTCCGGATTTTAAAAGTAGATTGAGAAAAGACGAATGTTCCCCAGACAAATTTAGAAAAGTATTTGAAGAGTTTGGATTTAAATCGTTGCTTAGTAGTTTGAATAGATGGGAAAAAATATTTTAAGGAGGATTGTAAAATGACAATTGGCGAAATGGTTAAAGATTTAAAGGAAAAAATGAATGAGCTTGATGTATTGGTAGTAAGATTTGAAGAGAAGAAAATTAAATCTGCAGGCAGCAAAGCAAGAAAACTTTTGCAAGAGATTAAGAATGATATTAAACCGATCAGAGATAAAATAACTGAAATTAAAAATGCTATGTAATAAAAATGAGGGACTTAGCACCGCAGGTAGAAAGTACGGATAAGATGCAAGTAAAAGTCTGTGAATTGCTGGCTCTGTGCTCCCTCTTTTTAAAAGGAACATTATGATTAAAGAAATATCCATCCAGAATTTTCAAAGCCATAAACAGACCACCATTTCCTTTGTTGATGGTTTGAATGTAATTACAGGCTCTTCTGATTCTGGGAAAAGCTCTGTATTGAGAGCACTTCTTTGGGTCGTCAACAACAGACCATCAGGTGATTCCATAAAGAATTGGAGCAGCAGTCCAAAAGATGTTGTTCATGTTCAGCTTGTAGCTGATAATTTTCTTATAAATAAATCCCGATTCAATGGAAAATCTTCTTATAATTATAAAAATGAAGAAGGAGATTCCTTATATTATGATGCAATTAAAACTGATGTTCCAGAAGAAATATCTAATGCATTAGACTTGTCTGAATTTAATATACAAACCCAACACCAACCTTATTTTCTTCTAAATGATTCTGGCGGAGAGATAGCTAAGAAATTAAATGACCTTGTAGGTTTGTCTGTTATCGATAATCTTTTCAAAAATCTCAACTCATCTATAACAAGAACAGACCGAGAGTTGCAAAGAGTAGAATCAAGTATTAAGGAGACTGAAGAATCCATCAATTCTCTTTCTTATTTGGATGATGTTGCTGGTGATATTGATTCTTTAACTTTGTTAGTAAAAGAATATGAGGAATTGATGGAAAGCATATTTGTAATCAATTCTTCTTTAGAAGCATATGATTCTGTAGAGAAAGAAGTTAAAACTTATAAAAAATTTCTTGATGCTGAAGATAGTATTAAAATCCTATTGGATATGATAGTAAAACAATACAATGAATTAAAAGAAAATGCACTTAGTATTGAATCTTCAATAGAAAGATACTCTTCTGTAGAAGAAGAATTTAAGGAGTATGAAAAATTCATCGATAATGAAGAGAGTATTAGTATTTTGTTAAAAATGACAGATGAATTTGTTGATATGAAAGGAATTGAAATTGACTTAGCAGGAGCACTTGATGATGCTGATGAGTTGAAAACAGATATAAAAATATACAGTCGTCAGTGTATGCAATGGGAAAGAGAGTATAAAAATATGATTAAAAATAATCCAGTATGTCCAATATTGAAAACCGCTTGTAAGGAGTTAGAAAATTATGGAGCATAAAATGGTATTTATGGGAGACCTTCACGGAGAAGAAAAGGCTCCTGCAAACAGAATTGATAATTATGTTGAAACATTCTTTGGGAAGTTAGAATTTATTTTTGATGTAGCTGATAAAAATGATGCTTGTGTTTTACAGCCAGGAGATTTCTTCAATCGACCCGATCCTTCTTACGATTTCTTTTCAAGGATAGTTGCCTTATTGAAAAGACATCCTGAGGTGTTAGTATTTTCTATATATGGGCAGCATGACCTTCGTCATCGTAATAAAGTCAATACAGCGATGAGAGCGTTGAGTCATGCTTGTGATAATTTTTTCATTGTAGATAATCATGCGACCTATAGAAAACAATACCAGTTGTATGGTGTGAGTTATGGAGAAGAAATTCCAAAGGTAGATTATGATAGAAACAACATTCTACTTATTCACAAAATGATTATTAAGGACGAAAAAGTATGGGCAGGACAAACTGATTATACAGAGTCTTCTGAATTGTTGAAAAAGAATGGATTTGGAAGTATCGTTTCAGGAGACAACCACAAGTTTTTTTATGACTTTCGTGGAGAGAGAAAGCTTTTCAATTGCGGTAGTGTTATGAGAAGTAGTGTTTCTCAAGTCTATCACAAACCAACAATATTTCTTATTGAAGGAAAAACTATTCAAGAGATTCCAATTCCAATAAAACCAGCTAAAGAAGTTTTTAGATTGGAGGAGATAGAAAAGGAAACTTACAGAAGCGAAGAGATTAACTCTTTCGTTGAAGGATTATCTTTACAGAAAGAAATGGGTTTGAATTTTGAAGATAATTTGGAATTGTATTGTAAAGAAAACAATATTTCGGGCGAAGTCAAACAAGTCATTAAGGAGAACATGATATGAAAGATATAATCAAAGAACTTGAAATATTATCGAAGAAAATAGAAGAAGCTAAACACAAAAAGTCTTCTTGCGAAGGCCGTCAATTAGAGATACTCAAACAACTGAAAACTAAATATGATGTGGAAACGATCGAAGAAGCAGAGTCGTTGCTGGAAGATTATCAGCAGAAGATGGAGGATTTAGAAAAGGAAATAAAAGTCAAGTTTGATGAACTAAAAACAAAATTAGGTAAAAACTAATGAATTACTCAGAGCAGTTAAATAGCGTAAAAATGTATTTGTCTGAACAGGAAGGCAGACGAAAATTATTTGTTGAGGAGAAAGAAAAACTTGAGAGAGAGAAAACTGAATTGTCTGCAAAGATGGATAATTTACTCAAGGCAAGAAGCGTTGTTCAAATTGTCGCAGAGCAGACGCAGAAGAAATTGGAATACCATATTTCCAATCTGGTGTCTATGGCTTTGGCCTCTGTATTTCCTGAACCGTATATTTTCAATTTAAGGTTTGTTCAGAAAAGAAATAAAACAGAAGTGGAACTTGTGTTTACAAAGAATGGAAATGAAACTGATGATATATTAAACAGTGGCGGTGGAGGAGTTGCAGATATCGCTTCGATCGCTTTGAGAATATCGTTATGGAGTATAAAGAAAACAAGACCAACATTAATACTTGACGAGCCTTTAAAATTTTTACACTCACCAGAGTATCAGGAGAAAGCTTCTCAAATGTTAAAAGAAGTATCTCAAAAACTTGGTCTGCAGATTATAATGGTGAGCGACCAGAGGAACATACTGGAGTATGCAGATAAGGTTATCTCTGTTGTTAATAAGAATGGGACTTCGATGATTGAAAATAATGAAGAGCAAAAAAATATAAAAATATTTAGGCGGAAATTGAAAAAATAATATATAATATATATTGAAAGGAAAACAAAATGGCAAAAGGTGGAAGTTTTGAATTAGAAATTGATAAAGTTGACAGCGAAACAAAGAAAGAAGCTATAAAATTTATTAAAGAACGCATAAGAAGATGTGGTTCTTTTTCATTGTTTTCATTAAATGGTAAAATAACCAATGTGGATATTTACGGTTATAAAAAAACTTATGGTAAAAGGAGAATAGCATGGCCGCCTCATTAGAAGATATTAAAAGGTGGGTGAATAACAGGGAACCTAAACATACTCATATGTTAGTTGTGTGTGATGAATTTGACCATGAAGACTACCCAGTCTATGTTGAAAAGGGGGAGGATGCACTTACAATTGTAAAGGAGTATAATAAGAGATCGATGCAGAGAGTAATAGAGGTTTACAATTTTAGTTTAGACATTGATATGCAATTAAACCAAGGGCGTGCATACAACTTGTAGAGGAGGCGGGGATGTTCAAATCAAATACCCTAAAGAAACAAATGGAGATATTGGGAATAACAGAATATCCATTTACAAAGGAAATATTAGTAACGTTTTATCGCGCAAAGGCATTTCAATTTCATCCAGATGTTAATGATAAAAGCACAGAAGAGGAAATGAAAAACATAAACATTGCATATGACTTTTTAAAAGACTATACAACTGAAGAATATTTGGACGAGGATGCAGTTCCAAAAGAAAGGGATTTTGATATATTTAAAATATGGGAGCCTTGTAAATCATGTGATAGTAAAGGGTATAATACAATTGAGCTTAAGAGAATTGAATCCTGTCCTGATTGTAAAACATATAATTCTCATTTTGCGTGGATGGATTTTATGATGTTTGGCGATGTGAGAGGAACGGGGTATCACTATGAGGATTGTCCACAATGTAAAAGCAAAGGTGCGTCTCCAACCTGTTATAGATGTAATGGGAGAGGTGTGATTAAAAAGGTATGTGCGGCCTGTAACGGTAAAGGAATAAAAGTAAACAAGGAAACAACTATAAAGAGGAAGTGCTTGGATTGTAATGGTAAGGGTAAAATAGAAATTAAACCCTTTAACCCCGTGATAAGAAAAGGTTCTGTGTTGATATAGTCGAGGATTTGTGTGGGATTAGAAATTCCTTATACTTTAATTCATCCAGCCACTTGGAAACGTATAATGATGAAGGATATGGATAAAGGTAAAATGGCTTCTATTGTTAGAGCTATACAATTATTTCCTACAGTGGATATAGGAAAAAAAGATGGAAGAGCTGAAGCATTATTGATTGCTAAAAAATTAGGTTTGGAATAAGATGGAAGAGACACGGCTGATTAATTTACATCATGGGAGATTGCAAGGCTGTGTTTATATAGGGAGGGGTTCTTTTTTTGGAAATCCGTATGTTATAGGAAAGGATGGAGATAGAGAGCAAGTTGTGGAGAAGTATAGGAAGTGGTTTGGTGAGAGATTGAAGGATGATAATTTTCGTAAACAAGTTTTAGGATTGAGAGGTAAGGTATTGGCTTGTTATTGTTGGCCAAAACTTTGTCATGGGAATGTTATTATAGATTATTTAAGGGAGGAGAATAGTAATGGAGAATTTGAAAGTTAAAGAGGCGTATTCTAATTTAGTTAAAGATTTAACAATGACTAAAGAGGCGAGAGTTCTTTCGATAAATGAGGTTTCAGATTTATTGTTAAATGAGGAAAAAGAGTGGAATCCAGTGGCGGAAAGTTTTTTGCTGCATGAAATGAGAATTCCAGTTTCTTATTACAGGAATTCTCTTTCTACTCATAAGGGGGAGTAATGGCAAAAGGCGGAAGTTTTGAATTAGAAATAGCAAAGAAATTATCTCTCTGGTTAACAAATAATAAAAGAGATGATTTGGTATGTCGTACAGATACTTCTGGAGGTAGAGCAACAGTCAGGACTAAGAATAAAAAAGAGACAAACAAATATTTGTATGGAGATCTGAAGCACAGCGATGACTTAGCAAAACCACTATTCGATAAATGGTCGATAGAGTGCAAAACAGGGTACGCAATTAAATCAAAATTAAAGGACGGTACTAATAAAATTGTTAATTGGGATGTTCTTGATTTGCTAGACTCAAAACAGAAAACACCTACTTTATGGCAGATGTGGTTTCAATGTACGATTGATGCTTCCTTATCAAAAAGACAACCTATTTTAATCTTCCGCAGGAATTTAAGAAGTGTTTGTGTAGTTATTACCTTAAATTATTTTTTGAGTTTAATGAAATATTTTGGCTACACGAAGTTATCAAAAATCGAAGTAATGATTCCAGACATGTATGAGCCAAACAATAAAATTATCATTATGAGATTTGATGATTTTCTATCGTGGGTAAATGCAAAATCTATAATTGATTTAGGAATAAAATAGTATGAAATTATCAACCGCAAGATTCTGTCCAGACTGTAATGAAGTATTTACAAATAGAGGCTCTTTGCGACCTGAAGAAAGTTGCCCCAGTTGTACTAACAGATCAACAGTTTTACTTTCAAGTCTTTTTAAAAGTAATTTGATTTTGTTTGAAGAATCGAATGTTATTGATAAAAGAACACAGGGCCACACTAGAACTCAAATTGTGAAGAGGTTAAAATGAGAGGGTCTTGGAATCACACCCGTACCCGAATCGTAGGGTGTAAACGTAGCAAGTCTGGCAATGCGCTAACCGTGGAAAGTGACCAAGACCTTCATTTTTTTATATTATGAAAACTAAAAAAGAATTTGTTGTAGAAGTTAAGATAGGAAGAAAATGGGTATATCGTTCTGACCATAAGAATGAATTATCTGCAATAGTAAATTTAGAAGCAGTGAGTAAAACAAAAAGTGTCAGAATAAAACAGAATGGTGTAGTAATAAAAGAGTGTAAAGGAAGGTAAGTTTGGAGTGGCACGGTGGTCTCAAGGAAACGACAGACGGAGTTTCATAAGTTTCTCCTTTCGCACCTAAACCACTCCTTTTTTTAAGAGGGAGAGAAAAGTGAGAGAAAATGAAGCATCTTATAGAAATGACAAGAAAGAAGATATCGTTATTAGTAGTGATGAAATAGATGTTACTCAACACGGAGACCTTTGTTTTTACAAACTAGTTGGTGTTTTTAAAAGAAAAAGAAAATTAGTTTTGTGTGTTTCTAAAGGGAATTGGATATCGTGTCAGAGATTAATATAAAAAGGATGGATTAAATTCATAGGAGGTTCGTTATGAAAATAGTTCACTCAATTATTTTTGTGGTGATGGTGGTGTTAATGGCTGGTGTTTTCCATTTACAGAATTCAAGTATGACCCCAATTCAGTTAAAGAACGCAGTGACTGATAATTCAACATTGATTAAACTTAAGCAAGTTGGAATCAGATCAAATGAAATGGCGATATCAATTGACATGGTATCGAAGAAAACAAAAATTCCACAGGAATTTATAATTGCATTGATGTACACAGAAAGCACAGGAAATAAAAATGCGGTATCATGCAAAGGATATAAAGGATTGATGCAGATCCCACACAATGTTTTCTATGAGGATGCAAATCTGTTAATTGGAGCAAGAATATTTCAAGAGAAAATGAAATTGTCAAATGGCAATATGGAGGAAGCAATATGCAGATACAAAGGATATCCGATTGGCTCAGAGCGTGGAAAACAACAAGCTCAAAAAGTCCTAAGTTTGTATTACCGACTCAAGAAGGAGAAAGTATAATGGAAAATTTGAAAAGAACATTGCATACGTTTGGTTTTTGGTTTCTGATATTTTTCTTATCAGGAATGATAGCAGGTGGTTATAGTTCGTATCTGTTTCAGAAGAAACAACTTGATGATGCTGTAAAAGTTGGAGGTATTGTAATGGGGGGTAGGGTCTATGAAGTCAAAGAAAGACTCTATACCGGAAATTAAATGTAGTAATTGTAATGGGACACATTTCGTGGCAACCCATAAAAACACTGGTTGGTATCGTTGTTTGAATTGTGGATATTATTATGACAGTAATGGAAAACTAATAACTAAAAAGGAGAATGAAAAATGAAAAATATAAAAATGAAAAATGTAAATGTAGTTGGACAAAAAGGTTTGAAGTACGATAGCAACAAACAAAAATGGTATGCAATGCCATTGGAGATATTGGAGCCCTTGGCTGATGTATTTGTTGCTGGTGAAAAGAAGTACGAAATTTTTAATTGTTTACAACCATTTGAAGATAGTGATAGACGGTTCTATGATTCACAAATGAGGCACGTTAAGGAAAGTCAATTAGACCCGTTAGCTATTGATGAAGAAACTGGGTGTTATCATCAGGCTCAGGTGGCGTTTAGTGCTTTGATGAGATTGAGAAATGCTTTGATGAAGGTAAAGAAATGATAGCAATAGTTAATGTCAGTAAAGAGTTTTCCGAAACAGGATGGCAGGATTACGTAGTTAAAATTAACCAGAAAGAAATCTGTAAGTTTAAGCATAAGCGAAGCAAAGGCTTAGCAGACTGCCTGCAAAGTGCTCGTTGTGCTGTTGCGGAAATAAGGGAGGCGAAATGAAAGACGTTACAAACGCAGTTTATCAGGCCGAAATCCAACGGCTGAACGAGAGGATTGCCGAACTTGAGGCGACTGTTGAGCAAATGAAGTGCTGTAATAGCGAGTAGCTTTTATTTAACGTACGAGTCAGCGGTTAGTCGGCTGGGTTGACTAGTTATAATCATTTATTCCTCTGCCGTGGAATAGACAGAAAAGGAGATAGACAGATGATATTAAAAATTAACAATAATGGCAAGATAGTTTTTGTGGAATGTGACCGCATTGAATATCGTGAGGTCGAGGCAACTGAATTAGCAGAGAAACAAATAATTGCCCTCTGTTGGCAGGGTGATAAAGTAATAGAAGTAGCGTTTAAGTTCGCATATCTTATGGAACACGGGAAAACAGTGGATACTATAGGATTAACAGCAGAGCAAGGTAAGTGATTAACATTCACGGCAGAGGATGTATGATTAAGATTATAACGCGCGAGTCAGTACCGTAGAAGAGAATATAACTGCGACAAGTGGGAGGCGAAATGAACATAGAACATAGTGTTGATGTTGATGACTTGATTAAGAGGGTTGCCGTGGCTAATCCTCTTATCACCAGAACAAACAGCAGAGATTATCTGCCGATGGAAGGGGGTTGAATAATATGAAATACTGTGTTGATAATTCAAATTGTGGTTATAGAATAGTTGTAAACGGAACACCGGAACGGGAAAGAGACAAAGGTTACGGGCGCCGGAAGGTTCGCGCCGTCTAAAGCCGCCGATTGCGTTGGTGAAATGAAAGGAGAAAAAAATGCAAAAACAGGTGTCGAAATGTGACTTATGCGGACATGATTGTTACGTCTACCCTGATGGCCCTTTAAAAGCGAAGCCAAAAAACGGGATGGTAAGAAGAATAATATGCGATAAATGCACCGTAGAAACGCTCAGATGGTTTGATGAAGAAGGGAAGCCGACCAAAATAGCGAAAGACTTGCAAAGGGCGGGATGGATTGAGTTATGAACTGGACCACCGGAATGTAAGTGTGGAGAATATTGCGCATACCAAAGACCCAATGGTATAGCATTACAAAATAATGGTTATCATTGGTGTGCCTGTGAGCAAAGCAATAATACAAAGCGCATATGTGATGTGTGCGGGAAGATAGGATATTAAAACAACAGGCAGGGATAGCGTAAAGCATCGTTTATATGTTGGGTATAGTGGGGCTTGGTATAGCAAGGTTGCAACGGCAGACGTTCGATTTATCGAAGAAGAAGCCAATACCAAATCCCACAAGCGTTGAAGTGCTACCCTGCCTGTTCAAAAAGAGGGATTATGAAAAAGAAATTCAACGAAACATGCGGATACGAACCGCGCACATGTAAATGGCACCGAAGCGATACGGAGCGGTGCATGGATACCGTCTGGCATTGCTTATTATATGAAGACCTGATACGCGATTCCGCAATGGACGCACAGGATATAAAGGACGAACTAGAAAAAGAACTGGATGAAAACTATGGAGTGGACGAATGATCGCATTACCGGATAAGAAATACAATATTATATACGTAGACCCGCCATGGAAATACAATGCACGTAATAATAGTAATACCAAATTCGGCCTTGGGGCTGGCGGGCACTATAAACTCATGACCATGGAAGAGATCATGGAAATTCCAGTGCAAGACATTGCCGCTGATAATTGTGCAATGTTTCTGTGGTGCACGTTCCCATATCTTGATAAACAGATCCAGCTATTCAATCACTGGGGATTTAAATACCGTACGTTAGGATTCAGCTGGATGAAGACCAATCCTAAAAATGTTCGACCTTTCTTTGGTATAGGTTATTATACCAAAAGTAATTGTGAGGTGTGTTTGCTTGGGATACGCGGTAAGATGAAGCCGGTGAGCAATTACGTATCAAGCCTGGTAGTATCTCCAAGACGCAATCACAGCCAGAAGCCTGATGAAGTACGGGAAAAAATAGTAGAACTGTTTGGAGATATTCCGCGTATTGAGTTATTTGCACGTAAAACATATAACGGATGGGACGCATGGGGGGATGAAATATGAGGGTATTAATGACAGAAGAGGTGCGTAAATGGGTAAAAATCATTGTTCTGGAGTTTGTATTAATTATGAGACTGCTAATGACAAATGGGAATGCAAATGGATTGGTTTAGGACATCAATGTACATTTGTATCTAAAGAGGTGAATGGGATGGAAGAAAAAATAAATAAAATTGAAAAAATTGTGCCAATAAAAGCTTTGACTAGTAAGTCTGATTTATATTTAAAGATTAATGAAATAATTGATGTTGTAAATGTATTGATTGATAAAAATGATGATGTAAATAAATTGAGAAATGATTTGTATAATTTAATAAAATCTTACATGAAGGAGATATAAAATCATGGTAGGGGAATTAATAACAGTAAAGTATGGTCAGATTGAAGCAATAAGAAATGTAGTTATGAAACTATTTAAACAGAGTATTCCCGTTGATGTCCAGTATTGGTTGAACAGAAATGTGGTTAGTTTAGCTCAAGCCACTCAGCCTTTAGAAGAAGAACGGTTTGCTTTAATTAAAGAAATCGGAATCTATCAACAAGATTCCGATGCGTATCTTATAGACCCAGAGAATGAGAGAATTAAAGAGCTGATGAATCGTGATATTAATGTTACAATCAATAAAATTGAGGTAAGTAAGATGTCTAAGGCGGATCTTACGCAAGCTGAATTAACTGTGATCAAATTCATGTTGTGTGAGGAACAGCTTATTAAAGTGGCCTCTCAAATAATACAATAATACAAATTGAAAGGAACCTTATTAAATGAGTGGACTTGATAGAAGGGACAGGGGAGTATCTAGAGTACATAGAGACAAGCAAGGACAAGATTTTTTCCATTCAAATTTTCCAGAACGTAACCTTTGGTTTGCTGTAATTTATAGAGCATTAGAAGAAATCAGACCAGTTGGCAAGATAACTAAAAACATTAAAAAGGATCTTCAAAGAAAACGAGATCCTTTTATGTGGTTTTTTGTTTCGCCTACAAGCAGATTAAAATGGATCTGTGACAATTTTGGAATTGATATTGAAGTAGTAAAAGCAGAAGCTGACAGAAGATATTACAATCTTCCAAGAAAAACTGAAGCAGAAATTAAACTTGAAAAGGAAGATCATTATCATGACGACGAAATGTATTCTGAAGAAATGCAAACATTATAAAACTTGTAACCAAAAAAAAGACCCTTTTGCAAACAATAGTCTCTGCCTTGGTTATCTTCACTATGCCCAGCAAGATACAATAAGAGAAAAAGGGACGCAATTTGAAATTCCAATATCTCAAGTGTTAGAATCATTGAGAGTAGCAGATGAGGATAGAGATGAAATGTACCAATCAGGCAAAACAAAAAAAGAGTTAATAATACAGATGTTTTTCTTTGATGGTCAGAAGAACATAAAGGAGATAGCAGCAAAATTATACTGTTCTGAACAATATGTTTATGCAGAAATTCGTAAGTGTAAGACACAATTATTAAAAACAGCAAAAAAATTAAACCAACCAAAAAAAATTATAAGAAAAAAATTGTAATATCTGTTTAATTTAATTAAATAAATTATACTAATTCTCTTTATATTATGTAAAAACCAGTTTAATTTTATATATATGAAGGGATTTTTTATGTTAACTAAGAAAGAAAAATTAGAAAAAAAGAAAAAAGAAACAATCTTAAGAAGAAGACAACTAAATAAAAGACCTATAGGCAGACCTAAATCTTATACCAGAGAAATAGGTCAGCATATTTATAATGAACTAATAAAGGGAAGAAGCTTAAAAAAGATCTGTACCAAAGATAACAACATGCCATCTGAACCAACTGTATATAGTTGGCTACAAAGAGAAAACAAAAACTTTAATGAAGATTTTTTTAATAAATATAAAGAAGCTAAAAACATACAGGCAGAAAGATTTGTTGAAGAGATAATTGATATAGCAGATGATGGTGAGAATGATACATATGAGAAACTTAATCCTAAGACTGGTAAAGTAGAAGAATACGTTGACCATGACCATATAAGAAGAAGCGAGTTGAGACTGAAAGCAAGAATGTGGGTAACATCCAGATTGTTACCAAAGAAATATGGAGACTCAAGTAAAGTAGAATTAACTGGAGCAGATGGTTCACCATTAATCCCTGAAAAGATATTAATTGATTTTGGAAATAAAGAAGTTGTGGAGCTTGAAGACGAATGATTAGAGTAAGCATTCCTCCTGCATTCTCTGATATGGCAAGATTCAATTATCGTTACTGCGTTTATTATGGCGGACGTGGTGGAGCTAAGAGCTGGGCGATAGCAAGATTCCTTCTGGCGATTGCTGCTTATATGAAACTCAGAATATTATGTACAAGAGAATTACAAACAACAATAGCAGATTCAGTTTACAAATTATTAATTGACCAAATAGCACTTTTAAATCTCACCCCATATTACGATACAACAAAAACATCTATTACAAGTAAATCAGGCAGTGAATTTCTTTTTAAAGGTCTCAAACA